ACTATTTGTTGTAGAGAAAATATACAAGCAGATAGACTAAGTGCTGGATCTATAACAAGGTTTCTTTCAGATTGATACTTAGCAACGGTAATTATAATAGCTGGTATTGTATTCATCTTATCTGGACGTTTTTCAGATATCCAGTTTATAAATTCAGATCCAAGAGAAGATAGGACCTCATCCACTTTACCTGAATATTGACCCATGATTAAGCTATAGTTTTCCATAGGTCCTTTAGAATTAAATATTATATCAAATATCTCTTCATTATTCCAGACAACCTCATTTATTTTTTGTTCAGTAAGATCTGTAACACCATCTATATTCCATCTTTGTATAGTGTTCAAAACTGATCTCATATCGGGGAAGTATTTTTTAGTAAAACTCTCCAGAACATGAATGTCATGATTTATTCCCATAAGATCTAATATTTTACCAACTCTATCCTTCCATTGAGATTTTATTTCGTTTTCCTCGCCTTTATCAATAGGATCAAAATCATATGTTTGGAATCTTGATCTGATAGCATCAGGAATTTTATTAATATAATTGCACGTAGCTATAAATCTGGTAGTCTTTGCATATTTCTCTATAGTTCCTCTTAAAGCTTTGTAAAACTGATCTGATGCTCCGTCAAACTCATCTAGAACAACTATCTTTATCATATTTTCTCCGTCTAGTATAGAAACGGTAGAACAGAAGTCATGTATTTTTGTTCTTATTGTTTCAACTGAACTTTCGTCAGATACATTTATAAATATGTGCGGATGTCCTTTTATTAGAATTTTAGCCATACTGGTTTTACCAGATCCAGGAGATCCCGATAATAATACATTTTGTTGTAGACCATCATCAAAGGAAGCCTTTATCCTTTGTGGAAGTATCATATGTTTTAATTCCCTCGGTCTTAATTTTTCAGTTAATAGTTCTTGTATCATTTTATATTTTTTAATATTCTTTCCATCTCAGCATTAACAACTACCTGAGCTATCTTTTTATACTCATCTCTTATTATAGATTTCTGTTGTTCCGTTGCAGAGCGCATGTTATGAGACTTAAGATGCCTCCATTTGACCATTACGGAAGCTCTATATATTTCATAACTTTTTAGTTCATTCCTTTTTGCATTTATAAGAATTTTAAATATTTTTTCCTTTGTAGGATTTTCTATTTTTATAAGTTTAGTGGGAATTTTTTTAAGAGAAATTTTAGATACTATTTCTTCTATGTATGTTCCAAAATTTTTATTGAAATTTTCATTTCTCTCTATAGTTTTTTGCCTACTAATTTCCTTTGCTCTTTCTGAGTGGTATTTTATCTTCTCTGGATTTTTTGCCACATACTCAATCTGATACTTTCTTGTTTTTTCTCTGTTATTAGATTTCCATTCTTTTGATTTTTGTTTAGCACATATAACACACTTATAAGGCTTTAACCCATCAATATAGAAATCGATATACCCATGAATTTTACATTTCCATTTAACAAATTTTGTTTTCTTTACCTCCATATATTACTAAAATTAAACTATTTACACAAACCACTCATATCATCACCCAGGTCCTTATCATTTCTTATTTCTATAAATCTAGGTAAGAACAAAGACCAATTATCATTTTTATCGTTAATAATAACATTATACTGTATAGCACACACTTTACCAATCTGAGAATCTGGATTATCGCTAAGATCCTTAAGATCCTGATCTGTAAAACCTGCACCCACCTTAACTTTAACTGTCCCAGATGAATCTTCACAATAAAATCCGCCAATAAGTCCTTCCCTCTTTCCCTCTCCTGGATACCAGCCAGTAATTATTAGATCACAATCGTTAACCTCCTTAAGTTTTATCCAATTTTTTGATCTTTTACACTCGTATACATGTTCGGGATTTTTGAGTATTACTCCTTCTCCACCTCTAGCAACTATTTTATTATAGTAAGCGTAGATGTCTTCTTTTTCAGTAGTCAAGAAAGAATCTGCAAGCGTAAGGGAAGTCGTGTTATATGTACTAAAAACACCTTCTAATGTACTTCTTCTCACATCAAAAGGTATGATTCCTTTTCCAGTTTTTAGTGTGTCTGCATCCTCGAGATCAAAAACGTTATAAAGAAGATCGTCTCCAATAGAATCAGAAGGCTTACCTTTTAGCATTTGTGTCACTTTACCAGAAACACTCTTTCTATTTAGGTCCGTAAGTTCTCCATCAAAAAACCATTCTCCTTTTAACCCCGAATTTTTAATTAGGGTCAAGCATTCGTCTGAAATCTTCTTTAAATATTGATTAGGTATCTCGTTGAAGGCTCTTGTGTAAAATTTTACCTCCTCACCAACAACAAATGCAATTACCCTTACTCCGTCATATTTTTCTTCACAGACTATAGAATCCCATTTTTTTATCTCGTCTTCGTCGTCTTGTGCAAGCATCAAGCTAGGATCTGGTATGACCTCTTTGTTAAAAGATTTGTTTATTAACTTAGCACCAATTCCTATATTTAATCTTTTCGTTAAAACCTTAGCAAGTATTTTTCTTTCGTCCTCCGATAGGGGATAACAGTTAATAATTTCAAAAGCTTCTTCCCTTAATTTGTCATTTGCAGCTGGAGCATAGAAAAGTTTTTCTGTTAGATTTTTAAATCTATCAAAAATATCTTCGCTTTCTACAATGTAGGGAGATTCAGAAAGTATTGGAAGTTTATGTAATTTAGTTGTTAGAAAAGGATCTAGTGCGACTTTTAAAAGATACTCCAATTCCTTAGAGTAGTTATTTTTTATAAGATCCTGTTTTATTTTTTGTGATCCATTGCCTGTCGTGTTCTCTATTTCTAATAGAATCCTTAGTTCTTTTTGCATGAATGTATTTTTAGCTAATATAGAAATCCATTTTAAATAATAAAAAGGATTCTTATATTATACTAAATAAAAGTAATAAGTTTTCGATTAGATTTCCGCTGCTGCTTCCCCGCCTGCTGCTGCGTCTCCACCTGCTGCTGCGTCTCCGCCTGCTGCTGCGTCTCCACCTGCTGCTGCTGCGTCTCCTCCGGTAGCTCCGGTAGCTCCAGCTTTTCCTTCCTCTTCCGCTTTTTTCACATAGGACTTATTTAACTGTATATCCTCATAAGATAGATCTAGCCATCTTTCTATCATAAAGTCCTGGTCGAAGAACTGAACCTCTTCCTCATTTACTGTTTCTTTGACTTCCCCTAGTGCAGTAATAAAATCAATTCTTTTTATTAACTGCTCTATCTCTCTTGATTCACCAAATAAATTATCGCTTTCAAACTTAACACCTATTTGACTTCTAAATTCAGAATCATTCTTAAGGTCTGGAAAATCTAGACACATTTGAATCCAAAGAGGCTTAACTATTATTTCTTGGAATATTGATCTTAGCCTAGTTATAAACTTAGCAAATCTTACCTCGTCTCTTTCCGCTCCGTCAGCACCTGTTTTAAAAACGTTATTTGATCCAACACCAAATCTAGAAGAAAATCTGTTGTAAGGTATTTTAGAATCTTGTCTTAACTTGTTGTAAAAATAAACAACTGAATCCATAATGTTTAAATTCGGACCTTGTGCGTTAAGTGTTTCGATTTTAACAGATTCACCTCCCTGCTGCGGGAATAAATAATTTTTATAAAATTGTATATCCGGCCTACCATTTATTGATAATTCACCGGAAGTTGTATCTAATTTAATATCTTCTTTATACACAGACATTAATTCCCCTAAGGTTTCTTTAGCTTTTTGTGGTGCTTTGCTACCAATAGGAACAGTCATTTTAATTCTGTATTGTGCATTCATGACATTCCATATTATTCTAGAATGCTCCATAATTTTTAGTAGGTTATAAGATCTTATTAATCTTTCTGTATAAGAAACCCTAGATACGGTGTTTGCTTTAGCATATGATATGTAGATAACCTGTGCATCTAAAAGTTTTCTTTGTCTAACAGTTTCTCCGTAATACTGCCACCAAATTGTTTCTCTAGTTCCGCCCGGTTTCTTTTCGACCGCTGGGGTTAAACTCACTGGGTCTAATTCCTTAAATCCTATTATTTCTTTCCCGTCGTTTGAATAGATTATTTCAAAAGCTAAAAATCCCTCTACTACTAATTGTCTAAAGTATTGCCAAGCAGTTAAGCCATTAGCAAAATTGTGTAAAACATATAGCTTTCTGAAATTTTTTCTCATAGCTTTTATGACGTCATCTTTGAGATCCATGCTCATTAGAGCTGGATGACAAAAGAAATTCTTTTCGTCATAAACTATAGCTTCGTCACATATTGTATCTAAAATATATTCGATCTCAGCGTTTAAAGCAAAGGTTCTAAGAAAATCTCTCTTGAATGGGTAATCCTTATCGAAATATGCTATATATTTTCTATTAGATGTATCCTGTGCTGCTATACTGTATATAAAATCCTCGTCCGAATCTGTAAATCCGAACCTTTCTCTCATATTAGCTTCAGATACACCTATTGCCATAGAGTCTTGGATAACCATATCCTTATACTCCATACCAAAAGATCCAAGACCACTAATAGTTTTTAATATCCTTGAGATATTGGGATTTATTTTTCCTAAGTTGTCTAAAAATCCAGCCATTTTATTTTATAGTGTAAATTCGTCTCCTCCTGTAGCTCCTTCAGCTCCTGTAGCTCCCTCTGCTCCGGTAGCACCTGCTTCAGCTTCAGCTGCTTTTTTCTTTTCCTCAGCTGCTTTTTCTTTAAATTTCCTGTTAGTTGTTAAATCTTGTCCTTTAACACCTAACCATCTATCTACTAAGAAATCCATACTGAAGTATTTTTTCCCTTGAGAGTTCATTAGAGCAGATATTTTAATTATTTGATCCTTTCTAGCTGTTAGAACCTCCATTTCTTTTGCTTCTCTGAACATGTTCTCTTTAACATAATCCAAACCAAACTCTGACTTTATTAAATAATCTTTTTTAAGATGTGGAAAATCCAAACAGAATTGAACCCATAAAGGCTTCATTAGTATCTCTTGATATATTGATCTTAACCTGTTTATAAATTTACCGAACCTAACCTCCTCTTGATCTAATCCCTCTGCGGTAAAAGTAATTGTTCCTTCGGATCCTGACTCCTCTCTACCGAATCTAGTAGCAGGTATTTTTGAATCCATTCTAAGTTTATTTGCAAAGTACTTAAGAACTGTTGTATCAGAGAATGCTGTAGCATCTCCTCCACCTGGTAAAGGTTGTATATCTGGGGTTCCGTTAGGAGAGGAAGGCATTAAATAGTTCTTAAAAAATTGAATCTTTGGTCTTCCGTCTACACTTAATTCCCCACTATCTGTATTAAGTCTTATATCCTCTTTATATATGGACATTAGTTCTCCTAATGTCTGTTTAGCTTTTTGTGGGGATCTCGTACCAATAGGAACCGTCATTGCCATCCTGTATGATGAGTTCATTACGTTCCATATAATTCTGGTGTGCTCCATTATTCTAAGTAGATTAAATGATCTAATCATTCTTTCACAATAACTAACTCTGGATGATGTTCCTCCACCTTTAGCATAACTTATATAAATTATCTGCGAATCATATAATTTTCTAGTTAATGATGGATTATCCGGATATTGTATCCATATATCGGTAAAACTCCCGTCAGGTTGTGATTCTACTGTTGGTATTAGTGACCAGGGATCTAATTCTTTAAACCCTACAATATTTTTACCTTTCTTGTCAAATACTATCTCAAAAGCTATATTTCCGTCTACTAGAAATTTTCTGAATAAATGCCAAGCTGATATATCTTGATTAAATCCGAAAAGATTGTAGATCTCCTTATATCTTTTTTGGACTTTCTCATATGTTTCATCGTCGACATCGTCATGCTGCATAAAAGAAAAATAAGCCCAGAAATTCTTTTCGTCATAAACTATTGACTCGTCGCATATAGTATCTAAAATAAATTCTATTTCTGGGTTTTGTGAAAATCCTTGGAGATAATGTCTTTTATTTTTATAATCCTTATCGAAATAAGCTATATACTGTTTAGTGGTTGTATCTGCTCTTCTTAAACCAAATAAGAAAGATTCGTCTTTTATACCACCTTTTTGTAGGAACTGAGCTTCTGTTATACCTACCGCTTGTGAGTTTTTTATGACAAGATCCTCGTAGGCCATACCAAAACTGCCCACTTTCTTTATATTATCTATAATAGAACTAAAGAATGATTTTTTTTCGTCAGTAAATCCAGCCATTAGACTTTTGAATTTTTATTATATATCTCATTTAACTGGGTCCCTTCAATTGACCTAGTATCCAGATATATTATTCTAGTCCAATCTTCGAAAGGAATTTCCACAACATCACGAACTTTTTTTAAATCCCATGATCTATATGCGTGTTTATATGGTATTCCCTTCAGTATGATATCCATTGTTTGATAATCTGTTTTAAAAGGAATCTGATCCCTGCCCTCACCTCTTTCTTGCCTTTGTATATTTTTTTCTAACTGATCCTGAAATACACTTTGTACCCTCTCAAAAAATGATAATCTAAATACTGGGGGAATAAGTATTAAATCTAATCCGTTAAAAAGATTTTTCTTTTCGTAATTATCATATCCAGTGAAAAAAATTACGGGTCTTTTGTTTATGGGG